CGCCAGGCTTTAGGTTCTTGCTCTCGCCTGATCGCTCGAAGTGTCTGCGGCCAGCTTCTGTCAGCCCGCCTTCTGGATCGCGCAACATCAGTCTTCTTCTTCCTCGAGTTCAGCCTCGTCCATCATTTCCTTCAGGCCGCGCATTGGCTTCTCTGGCTTCTTGGCTGCCATGTATTTCTCAATCTTCTTGCGCAACGCAGGCGGGAGCTTCGACAGCTCGACCATACCCTCGTCTTCTTTTTCGTCTTCGATGCAGATTTCGATTTTCATTGCTTGCCTTTCGCTGCTGCCATGTTGTCGATCAAATTAGGATAGGGTCGGCCTGCCTTCTGCGCTCGACGCATTGCCATGCGCTTCTGCGCTTCCGAGAGTTCCTTCGGCTTGCCTAAGTCTTTCGGCCTTGGCTTATCCCAGACTTCCTTCATCATTTGCCTTTCTTGGCCATACCGGCCTCGGACAGTGCAATAGCAACTGCTTGGTCACGCGACTTCACCTTGTCACCGCTGGATGACTTCAGCTTGCCAGCCTTGTACTCGCGCATGACCTTGGATACCTTCATCTTCATCTTGTCTTCTTTGCCGTAATCTCCTGGCATGATTAACCCTCCCGCAACATTGGTCTGGCCATACGTCTAGCGACTGCACCCAAACGTGCAGATTTACGCTCACCGACTTCGCGTTGATATGTTTGCCCAAGCTCTTTGCTTTTAACTTCAAACGTGGATTGATCAAACGGGGCAATCTCTGGCCTAGTTGGTACGGAAGGAGCTACCGGCGCTTCCTCAGTAAATACTGGTATCTCAATGTTTTCTGTTGGGTTGTCTTCTATATATTCCAATGTTCTTCGATATGCGTTTAGTTTGTTCTTATAGGCCTTCCTTTGTTTATCATATTTGCCCATGTCAATTTTGTATTGCTCCACTGCAGTCTCATACGGTGCCATTTTTGCAGCAACGTCTTTTTGATAGGCTGCGTAGCTTTGCTGATACTGGCCGGTCATTGATTCGACATTCTTCGAATACTCGCGTGCCAGACGTTCAATGTCTGACATCCTGCGCACCTTCATGCGCTTTTGGTATTGTGTCTCTGCCATTATTGCAACCTCATTCCAGAAGCCAGCTCGGCTGACGTAACACCCAGCTCAGGCGTTAGACGCTCTTGAGACAGCAGCGCTCTACGACCACCACGGGTGCGGGCTCGTAATGCAGAAGCCTCAGACTGCGCAGCCTTGCGTCGCTCTTCATCAGCAGCGGCCTGCACTTCCTTGGCTTTCTTTTCCATCTCCAGTTTGTTCTCTTGATACTGGAGTTGCTGCGCTTGGAATTGCTCACGCGCAGTGGCAGCCTGCTGCTCAAGTGATGCGCCTTGTCTAGCGTACTCAGCAGTTTGGCGTGCGAGTTCTTGACGCATTGCTGCGGCATCTGCAGCTTGTTGTTGCAATGCTGCGACTTGCTGGCGCTCTGCATCCTTACGCGCTTGACGCGCTTGGTTTGCTTGGTAAGCAGTGGTTACGATGATTGCTCCGGATATGATGTATGCCATGTCAATAACTCCTGTTGAGTTGCGACCTCAATGCCAAGCTCTTCGTAATTGATAGCAGTAAACATATCTTCGAGCTTTTCAATATCAGTCTCGTCTTTTGGGTTTGGGTGAATAGTTGTCCAAATTGCGTCTTCATGCGTGTAAACCACGCGCTTGGTGCCTGGCTCAGAAATAAAAGAGGCCGGTGCTTCTAGCGTTTGCAAACCAAACTCGGTGTAGCAAGTAATCCGACCTTGGCTCAGGATGTTGAAGTGGCGGTGCCGATGAACTCTACCAACCACCAACGTACCTGCAGCAAGATGGATTTCTCTGGCATATATCCCAGGCGCAAGCCAATGTTTAAGTGGGGCATCATCTGGATCGATACGCTCCTCATCTGGCAAGCCTTGACATGCTTGTTGAAGCGCAACAATCTTTGCCCGAGCTATTGGCGCAGGCAAATTAGTTGGCGGCATCATTACAAGGGCATCATTCATGCAAAAGATTTTATTGCATTTTTAGTGCGCCGCAAGGCAAAAGCTATACGCCCGATATACCTTACGCAAAAATATCAAAGTCCATCTTGGCAACCGTCAGCCCAGGCGCTTTGCCGCCTAAGCTGTGTGTTCTTGTCATACGGTTATATTCGCCACCACCTAGCATCAGGTAGCCGAATGAGTCGCCAATGTGCGAATGCTCGTTCTTATTCGGCGCATCGCGGAACCGTTCTTGGCCTGCGCCGACGGCAACCCGCTTGAAGTGATAGCCACCGGCCAAAGCCTTCCTCAGCAGCTTGCAGGAGCGGTTAACGATAAGACCTGGCTTGCCATCGATTAGCCGCTGCATGGGCGCTGCGGAGGCTTCTCGGCGTACCTTGAAGTCGTTGGAAGCAGTAGGCTGCGCCTTCAATCCCAGGGTGCGCAGGAAGTCAAAGGCAGTCACCTCGTATATCGCATCACGGGCCATACCGGCAGGGTCGCCCCAGATCATGACCTGATGCTGTGGGTAGCGGGTATTCAGCTCAGCCAGCAGTTGCATCCCGAATCGCTCGAGCCCCATGTCGAAGGTGACGATCTCGTGGTGGATAACCCACCGGCCATTAGGCAAGCGCTGGCCAATGGTGGCAGCCGGTGTCAGACCGAAGTCGAGCCCGACTTGAATTGGCACATCCATCGACAGCTCGGTTTCGCCCGACATGGTGGAATCATCATATTCAGGCCATACGGGTCTGCCTTCTTGGACGTAGGTGTACAGGCCGCCTGCGTAGCACTTGATCCAATCTAAGTTTTTACCAAGCAACATTTGTTGGTAGTAACCGCCTGGCAGGTTGTTGACGTTTTCTGCGGCTGGGTTAATCTTCCACCACTTACCCGCGGCAAAGACATGATCGTTTGCTTCAGGGTTGTCGGGCAGATCGGCAGGGTCAACCTCCACCACGCCACCTGGTTGTTGCCAGAACTTCCAGGCATACGGGCCGGACATCTTTTCCTTGACGGCCATGCGGTGCCACCAGTGATCGTCATCGGTCGGGTTGGTGTCCATCCAGATGCCGTGCCAGGTAGCACCACCGTCGCGCTTGGTTGGGTAGCGTCCGACTCGGTGGGTCAGGCCATCAATCACCGCCTTGGGTAGTTCTCGGGCCTCATTGACCCATGCACCGGTAAGCTCAAGCGACAGCAGCTTTCTAACGTCTTTGGGCTGATCCAAAGCCAGAAAGATGACTTCCATGTCGATGCCTGCAGCATCGCCGCGGGCAGGCAGCCGGATGTGGTGGGTAATGGGTGGAGTCCACAGCATCGGGCCAAACGTAGACTCAGGAAACAGATCGAGCCAGGTCTTGATCGTCGTGGTCTTCAGCATGGGATAGCTGTTTCGCACCACGGCCCAGCGGGTGTAGCGGATGTTGTCAACTGGGCTTGGCTTCTGTTGGATTGCCTTCTTGAAGATCTTGGCCGCGCAGGCGTAGCTCTTGCCGGAGCCCACCGGCCCCATCACGCCCTGGACGAAGTTGTCCGACTTGAAGAAGTCGTACACCACTGGGCTCAGGCTGAAGTCGAACCGCAGACCGCCCGTCGCTACCGTCTTCTCTGACTGCTGTTTTGTTTTTGCCACGTTTTCTCCACAGGCTCATTCAGACTTAGAGCGGAAATTGATCGAATCGAAAACGAAGTTACGCAGCAATCCGTTTTGATATTCGATATGCACTCGGTTATTTAATGTTCGCCAGCAACCATAGTTGGCATCACCTTTGGGTGAGATGCTATACATCATCTCAAGCCCTTTGCACCAATCCGGCTTTTCTTTGGTTAGGACAATATCCCAGCCATTTTGGTTGCGCCAAACCAAGTGGTCGCCTGCCATAACAGGGCCATCATCCAAACGCAAACCAGCGTTAGCTGACCCAGCAACCAAGCACAGCAATAGTAATTTCTTCATTGTTATCCTTTAATGTTTTTAGTTTTTAGCTTTTAGTTCGCGCCGCAGCTTTCTAATTTCAGCAATCAGCGATTTTTGAAAGATGTTCATCCGGTGCAAATGCCTTGCATATTGCGGCAGCCCGAGCCCTTTCAGTTCCTCAACCAGGTCAGGCGTATCCTCAAACCAGACAGCACGGCGCAACACATCCAACTCCTTCGGTGTTTTCATGTTCCCCCCGCTGCAGGCGCAACCACGTTCACATCAATCACGCTCGGCTTGTCATTCTCGTCAGGGTTGTCCAGCAGGCCGGAAGCCTTGGCCAGCAACCGCAAGACACCGACCTTGTCGTACAGCTCAATATCCAAGAAGCTGTTGCCTTCCTTGTCAGTCCTGACGCTGACCTTCTTAATCGCCTGCAGCGCATGGTCAGGGATCTGGTGCGAAGCCTTGACCTTGACGTTGCCCATCTCATCCCAGGTCATGATGTCGGTGATCTTTGTGTTGGCCATGCACAGCAGGGCATAGGACACCGCTTCCCGATTCTGGATCAGGGTGTTGGATCGCTCCAGGTTGCGCTGGATAGACCTGACCCCACCCCAGTTGGTCAGGGGCGGGATGACAGAGGATTGTTTCTTTGATGCCATCAGTGTCACCAAGGAATGTCGCTGTCAACGCCAGGCTGCGGCTGGTAGCCATTGCCCTTGGCCTGCGAGTGATTGCTCAACGGTGGTGACACAATCGCCTTCTCCTTGCCAATCTTTACCTTGAAGTATTCGTCGCCAGCCTGCGTCTTCGCACGACTCACATCCAAGAAATGC